TTCTCGTTGACTGCGTTCAGCTCCAATGGCTTTGGTGCAGGCAGCAAGAGGTCCTTGCCTTGAGGAACCTTCAAACGCTCAAGGAACATGACCTCAACCTTGCGGAGATCGTACAGCTTAGGCATCTCCTTGGCTCGCTGCATGACCGCCTGCACTTGAGCGAAGCGTTGGGCTTCACTAAAGATGTTGGGGTCACTGACTGGCACGACGTTCATCGGGCCTTCGAAGTCGCTGCGCTTGACAAGCAGTTCGCCTGTCTCATCAAACACTTCTTCCTCGGTCAAGTAGGTCTTGTTCAGGCGGAACAGCAGCTTCAGCACACGGCCCATGGAGTCATGCAGACGAGCATGGATCGCTGAGAACACAACCATGCCTTGCTCGATGCGGGCCAAGGTGGTTCCGACTGGTGTATTGGCATTTGTGTCTGCCAGTTCTTCAAATGTCGTGCGGACAACGTTCTGGCTGGCATCAACCAAGAAGCCAAGCAACTGGAACAAGACCGCGCTTGGTGGGTTGTAAGGCATTGGCATGAGCATCTTGCGGATGTCATCTTGGCCAAACGAACCTTCGATCTCTTTCACTTCAGTTGGATCAACACGGTCTGTCTGACCGCCTGTTCCTGACTTAAGCTTCAGCAAGCCTGGGAAGTTGTTGATGTGAGCAGAGTCTAACAAAGCGCGCAAGGCACCTGTTGCAGCGGCACTTAGACCGCCAATCATGTGCGTCAGGCCGATCGGGTAAGCACCACGCCAAGGCACGAATGGGAACTCAACCATCCACTGCATCTCTTGCTTGGTGTCATCGTCCTCTTCCCAGTTGCGATAGATGGACAGCACGTTCTGGGTTGCCTTATCCAAGCTGATGATGTAAGGAGCCAAGCCATACTTGTCATCGAAGTCGTGGATGATGTAGCATTCGTAGGTTGTGCGCAGACCATCGATGTTGTAGCTGTCGGTCTGACGTCCTTCGATCTTGTTGTTAGCTGTTTCTGCCTTTGATTCTTCAGGAGGCAGCGGACTGGCCATCAGATCCACGTCCATGTACATACCAGACTCAACACGCTTCTGATACTCAATGCGCGTCAAGTACTGCACATGAGTCTTGCGCTCAGACGAGTAGAAGTTTGTTGCAGCAAAGGGCAAGTACACGTCATCGATTGCCACGAACTGTGGAACAGGACGCTTCTTGTTGGCATCCCAAGTGATCTTGAGATACTGACCACCGCCCAATGGCAACTGTGTAGACAGCTGCTCAAGCTCAGACCTAAACTCAGGCATCTGCTGAGTCATCTGCCAGTTCATGAACTTGACAAGTCGCTCGGCCTTTTCTTGCTTCTCAAGGGTGACTTCACCAATGATCTTGTCTTTGGCTGGACCATCTGGTGGGAAGAGTTCCTTCATGACGCGGGCTGAGAAGTCCACGCATCCTTGAGTCAGCATTGGGTGCACGACCTTGCTGGCTCCAGTGAACGATGCGCCGCCTGGGGCATCATCACCAAGGCCTGTACGACGCAGACCTTCTTCATATTGTTCATCCCGCTTCTTGCGGGCTTCTTTGTCTTTTTCTAGAATGTCACAGAGTTCAGAGCCGAGGTTTGCAAGCTTCCAACTTGGCATCGTCTCAGCAAGGTTAGCGTAAAACTCGGATTCGGCTGGTGTTGGCGAGTCGTCAATGGTGACCATTGCACCACCGTCCTCGGTATCACGGACCTTGGAGTCATCCTCAACCTCGTACATCTCGCCGTATTCTTGTTCGTTTTCAGCCATTCAATACTCCGGTTAGATCGCGTAAGGGTTCACAAGCCTTGGCTTGCTGTCCCGTTCAATTTTGTCTGGCACTTTTCTGGTGACTGAGAGACTATTGCGGTCAGCAAGCAATCTAAGTGCTTGAGTCGTTGAATCCACAAAGTCGTCATGCTTAATCGATCCTTCACCATAAAAGCTACACAGCTGCGAGATTAAAGGGTCAGCCCAAGAACGAGGGTTCCCAGGCCGTTTATCAGATTCTACCACCCAAACGAACCCGTGTGCAAATAAATGCGAGACCGCGTGCAAGCGCTGCAGCTTATCTGCGCGGCCAGGATTGTACGGGTACGCCAGGATGTCCTCACGAGCCAGCATCTGACGCAGGCTGATACCAGATCCTTTGTCCTCGATGATCATCAGGTCAGGCGACTTGCCGCCGAACATCGATTGCTTTGGCCCAATCAGTGGCTTGATCATGGGCCTGAAGTCCTCGTCGCCATACCGGACAGCCCATTCTTTCTTGACCCGTTCGATCAGACCAGGCAGCCCAAGGTGGTCTTGCCAGCAGTCGAGCAGCAGGAAGGCCGGCTTCTTGTCATGGCGAAAGACGCCCCAGACCGAGCACGCGGTTGGATCGGGGTCATGGCTCTTGCGGTCAATAGACTTCTCCGTGAACGCCGTGTCAAGGCTCATGACGATGTACTCAAGAGGCGGCAAGGGCTTGTCGGCTGGCCAGAGCTTGAACCAGCTTCGCTTGATGATGCCAGTCTCTTCGGGGTCAATAACCTCGGCGTGGATCTCTTGTCGTCCAAGCTGCGTGCCTTCGTACTGTGTGATCTCAGCAAGGAAGGACTTTGCAAGGTTCGCTGCGTTGTCATAGGTAGACCCTCGAGTGACGTGAATCCGGCTGTTCTTCTTGGCAGCATCCTTGAGCAGCTTACGCACAAGCTCAATGGGCTTAGGAGTCGTGGTGATGACGACCCTTGGATCTTCGCCAAGGCGCAGACCGAATCGCATCATGTCCCATGTCTCTTCAACGTATTGCCAAGCAGCCAGCTCATCGCACCAGACTCGGTGGAACTGTGGACCGCGCAAACGACTAGGCTCCTCAGCCGAGAAGCCACGGATCGATGACCCGTTCTTCAAGGTGATCTCGCCAATGGATCTGTTGTAGTTCTCAACCAGGTAATGCGGGATGACGCCCATGATCCCCGATTCACCCTCAAAGCAAACGCCTCTGATGTCACCTGATGTTGGTGCAATGACCCCGCATCTAACGCCTGGGTTGTCTGCTGCATAGTTTGCTATGTCTTCAGCACCTGTTCTGGTCTTACCGAACCCACGACCAGCCAAGATCAGCCAGATGCCCCAGTCGCCAGGAGGTGTCATCTGCTGCTCACGAGCAGTGGCTTTCCATTTAAGCTTCCAGGCAAGATGAGCAAGGTCCTCCAGTTCCAGCACCGCAAGGTTTGACTGGATGGTGGTCAGCTCTGACTTTGACAGGATCATTTGCCACCAGCGTTCAACTTGCCAATGAGGTCGGTGATCTGACCAACAAGCTCGAGCCTTGCTTCAATCGGCCCGCCATCAGGTCCAGTGATCTCGACCGACTTCTTCTTGGCGTGACCGTACTGCACGAGTTCCTTCAGGCAATCCTTGCGGACCAAGAGGTCGTGGTTAGGGTCGAAAGCCATCTCTGCCAATGCCTCGAGTGGATCTCCGTGCTTCTCGACGATGCGTTCGAAGATCTCTTGGCGGTGTACATCGCGTTTGTTTGGTGTGCCAGCCTTGCGGCCGGATCCAGCAGGCTTGACGCCTTTCTGAAATGCCATTGCAGTGCTCCTTGTTTCTAAGTTGCTTCTATTGTAGATCGGACTGCGAGATCACGTAAACAGGCGACCCAAATTCCCTATAGAGTGTTTTCTAGACCATAACAGAGTGTATTGATACACTTAAAATCAATTCTTACTATCGTTCGCTCGTCAAAAGAGGAGATCCCCGTGTCTGCAAAAAGGTTGTATTGATACACTCTGTTTTAGCTAAAAATATCATCTATAGCTTTTTTGGTCTCCCTGGCTCCCGAACATAGCATAACTTGCATAGAATATCGTATAATCTAACTTCAACAACTTGGAAGGAACCATGCTATGAGCTACATCATCGCTAGTCTGCCGCCATTGAAGTGTTTTGTGCGGCGAGAATTCCTGTACAACCACACCAAGGGCCATGGAGAATTAGAGCCGGCCATCTGGGTAAGCATCAAGGCGCTGCGTGGTCAGGTCTTCCGCATTGAATCCTTGCTGCCCAATTACGGTGCCTTGTACGACAAGCTGCCGATCCATGCTTACGTCTGGAAAGAGGACCATGGAGACTTGCCCATCGACACCTTGCAGCTATGGGATTGCATGGGTTATCGCTTCACGGTCTGCGAGAAGATCGGCCTCCGGAACCTTGGAGTCAAGTTCCTTGGCAAGGATAAGCAATGGCACCATGGCCGTTACCTGTTCACCGTGGACTTCTGTGCTGACGGCATGGATAGCGATACTGGTTTCACGGAGCAGGCTGAGGAGCACAAGAGCTTCAACTTCATCCGCTTAGACAATGGTCAGTTCGCCACGCAGCCCAACAACCGCTGCTTGTGGTATGACCAAAGCCTCATTCCGGCTGACGTCAAGTTCCCAGACTTCCAGGCAGCCAAGGACTTTTACACGGTCGACGGTACCCGCAAGTGGTCAGCTGGCGACGACTGGTTTTACAGCATTGAGGAGAAAACAGCATGAGCCGTCCTATTGAAGCAACATCCCCATTGGACCTTGATACGGTCAAGATCATCGTCTGGGCCAGCGAGTATGGCACCGGGCAGCCGAACATCAGCCGCTTGTACGACAAGGAGGCATCTGATGGCTTGGACCTTAGCCGTGGCACCTTCTTCAATGCCGTCAAGGGCCGCAAGGTCACGCAGCAGGTTATCGACAAGATCGACGAGTTGATCGCGATCAAGGGCTGGAGGGCCAAGTGGCTGGAGCATTGCCGCGAAGAGCACAAGAAGCGCGTGATTCGTGCCTTTGAGAGTCCACCAGCCTACTGCTCTGTGTGCGGTCATGGCTGCCCTAATTGCGGTCCGTCAAGGTCTGAGCAGCGTCGTAAGGCGGTCTTTGGTTACCTCAAGATGGACCCCACTGACCTTGGCTGCAAGGTGCGTGACCACGAGGAATAAAAAAAGAGGGCTCAAAGGCCCTCTTAAAGTTGGCAACCGGCAACTGCTATTGTCGGCTGTTCATTGTAACGTCTCTAAGTGCCCTGACTAGTTCTTCTACGTCCATCTTCAACTTTTTATTTTCAGCCTCCATGTTACCTAGTAGAAGATCTAGCTCCCTGGCGTCGGTTGACAGGTTCATGCTGCGGAGGTCTGCCAGCTCCCCAACGAGGGCATCTAGGTCCTTTTTCTTCACAACTACATAATCATCTACTGCGCTGAGTTCTGTGTTGATCTGGGGTTCATCTGGTGAGCCCAGGATACGTTTAATCCATGCCTTCATCTTCATCCTCCGGTAGTTCATCAAGCAAGTCATCTTCGCAGCAATCGCTGACATCCACAAGCCGGATGTCGACACCCTTGTCGCCCCAATACTCGTAGGCCCCGATCCCTTCGTCAATGGTCGTGACACCGCATTCTTTCAGGCAGCCAGCACAAAACCAGGTCTGGTCGCGATGGTCCTCGATCTGCCGTTTACGCCAGCCGGTCATAGCTCCTCCTCAAAGTGCCGCTCCAATCCGTGTGCGCGGACAAAGCCCATGTAGTCATAGTCAGTGATGCCAATGCCTCGGCTGCTGATGACGGCGGTCGTAAACAGCATGGCCATCCATCCTGCTTCTTGCCCCGTCATATCTTCTTTCGGCACAAACTTAAAGTACCGCGTGCCTTCATACACCTTGATGTCGCCGACCGGCATCTTGGTCTTGGCGAAAGTGTATTGGCCACTGGTAGGTTGAGCCAAGTCTTCTGCCGTGGTTCCGTTAAACCCGTGTGTAGGTACTGTCATGTTAATTTCCTCCAGTAGTTTCCAGGCGCTCCAAGCGAGCCATAAAAATCCGGCTGCTGCCAGCCAGTGCGTATGAAGGATCCAACCGTCAGCCAAGACAGCGACCCATCCAAGTCCATATAAGACCCCGTATTGGAAGACGTTCATTTGTCTATGAACAGGCACTCATGCTGGTGCCTGATCCCCTTGGAGTCTACATAAGTCTCACCGCAGCCAGCCGACCACTCAAGCAGCATCATGACAAAGAAGCCTATGAAGACAAGGCCAATGATTGCCTGCAGCAACCACATTCCAATGGTTTTAAGGTATTTCATGCGTACTCCTTGTGAAAAATGATCTGCAGCATGTGCTTAAGTTCGCTGACGCCGCCATTGCAGTAGTGCAGGTTGGCGTGCTTGCGGTACTTAGCTTGGACCGAGTGATTGATGAACTTGGTCATCAAAATTGTATGGTCCTTGTTAAATGTATAGTGACTCAAGGCTTGTTCGGCAGTGGCAAACGTGTAGTCAAGGTCTGGCTTGTAGTTCTTGATGGTCTCCATCTGGCAGCCATTCAGTCCGATGATCAAGACGGTTGGACGCTTCTTGACCGGCTGCTTGCGTATGGTTAGCTTCTCTAGTTCGTCCAGCCAGCCTTTTTCTACTATGACGGATGGCTGCGGTTCTTCTCGCTGCTCTGCCTGCTGCTTGGCTGCAATCATCTTATCCATGATCCGGTCAGCAAGGGCGTCAATGAATAGTTCAAAGACTTCGCCAAGCGTGTCAAGCCTCTTGACTGGCTCAGGGGCAACCACTGGCGGTGGCGTCGGTGCAGGCTTTGGCTTGCTAACAGTCTGACGATGCTTCTCGGCCAAGGCACGAGCTTCATTGATCATGATCTTGTGCGAGAACACCTTTTGGTCGGTGATCTTTTGACGGCGTTCGTACGGTATGACTTCCTCTTGAGCGTGCTGCAGCAAGCCTTTGTTGCTCATAGTTGGAGTCACGTAGCAGATGTCAATCATGCAATCGCGCAGCGCACGTTTCTCTTCTTTTGTCCATACTATTCTCATGATCTGCCATCCTTTAAGTAGAAGCCGTTGAGTTGGTCTGCGGAGTCGTAGAACGCCTCCTTTGATTCATAGAGGCCAGCGTATTCGTCGCTAATGACAAGCACGTTGCCGTTGCGCAGCACGATGAAGTCAAGCATGTTACCGCCGCCAGAATTCTCAGTCTCGATAGACATGACGTTGGTGCCGTCAATGATGTTGCTTAGTTCTAGTTTCATGATCAGAGTTCCTCTTGTGCGACGATGATCTTGTAGCCAAGAGACTTGATCGCGTTGATGGTGGTTGGCTTAAGAGTCTTTGTGCCAGCGATGTCGGCAAAGATTTGTGCAGTCTCGCAGACTGGATAGACAGTCTTTTGGCCGTAGACAGATGTGATGCGCACAGTAATTTCCATGATGATCTCCTTATGCCAAGTCGATCAACAAGTCAGCAATCTCGCTGATGGACATGCAGCTAAACGTGTCCATGTCTTCTGTCTCAGCAAGCTTAAATGCTTTCTTAGGAACGCGCATGCCGATCTCTTTCATTGCTGTGAGTTCGGCCAATACTGCTTTACGAATTTCGCTCATGATAAAACCTTTCTTCTTTCTTAGCACTGCGGAATTGCTGTGCATGGGTTAGATTCTAGTGCGAAACTGCGCAGTGCGCGCATTCTTTGCAAAATAATTACTGGGACATTTACTAGTACTAAGTTGCACGCAGTGCTGCAGTACGTAGTAAAATGTCCCATTAAAAGGAGTTTCCAATGCGTGTAACCGTAGCCAAAAAGATTGCAGCCGAGAACGGAATGTCTTTGGAGTACAACAACGACATGCGTCTGTACATCTTGAAAGACAATGAACAAGGCTGGCCTGACCAGTACTTCCCAGGCAGTGCGCTGCGTACCATGGACAACGACATCTTCATGTCCTTCTTCCTCCGGATCAAGGCAGACTAGTTAAGCCATTCCTTCCACTCATCTCCCAGCACCTGAGATGACAGCATCTTCTTCTCGCGAAGGGCCTTGACGATCTTCTCGTCGACGCTCTTCCGGCAGATCAAGTCCACGTAGGTCACGGTGTTCTTTTGGCCGATCCGGTGTGCACGGTCTTCAGACTGCAGTCGGTGCTCGAGGTTGTAGCTGTTGCTGTAGTAGACCACGTTGGTGGCAGCGGTTAGCGTGATACCAAAGCCACCGGTCTGAGGGTTTCCCACGAAGTACGTGCATTCAGGGTCTGTCTGGAAGCGCCTGACAGCTTCCTGCCTGTCCTCATTGGACGTGTCGCCATAGTAGGAGACGATCGACTTCTTGCCAAACTCTTCTTGCAGCCTTGCCTCGATGTCCTTGATGTCTGATCTGTAGTTGGCCCAGATGATGACTTTACCGGAAGCCTCGTCAAGCACTTCCATCAAGGCTTTCATCCGATTGTTCTCGATGGGAATAACCTCGCCATCGTCCGTTGTGAGGTGGCCGCACACCAACTGGTGGAGCCGAAGCAGCTTTGTAAGTACGATCGGTGCCGAGACCAGTTGGCCATCCAGTTCAGCCATAGCCTTCTCGCGAAGAGACTTGTAGTGTTTCTTCTGCTCGTCCGTAAGTTCCACCTCGTAGTATTGGTAGATCTTCTCAGGTAGATCGAGACACTCAAGCTTGGTTCGCCGTGAGGACCACTTCTGAATCGACTTGGTAAGTTCATCGAGGTTCTTGAAGCCTTTGACCTTAGTGAACGCCCTGTTACCTGCCGTGATCTTGACCATCTCTGCATACTTTGCCCTGAATGTGTAGTAGCTTGTGAAGCCAAGCAGGTGAGGATTGAGGAACCAGGCCTGACTGAACAGGTCTAGCGGATTATTAGTCACTGGGGATCCCGTCAGGATCCGTCTGTAGTTTGCCTTGCGACCAATCTTCACGGCTGCCTTGGTGCGCTTGGCGTCCCTGTT